AACAATCATTAAAATATTGTGCCTATATTTTAATGAAGGTTCATAACCTCTCTATCGATAGTAGTCAGCGTGATGTGAACGTGTACCCTCTCGTGAATAATTATGTCATTACACTTGAAAATCCCATCTATGACGTATCTGACCTAAAGTTGGTGTCTGCTCGTATCCCAACACCTCAATTGACTCTCTGTTCTACAAACAATACATTCAGTGTTGATGGTCAAACGATTACATTGGAGAATGCTGACTATCCCACCGGTGACGACCTCGCGACACACCTTCAAAATGAACTCGCACCACCTACATCTAACGTGAGTGAAGTTACGTTCGATACAGACACGAAACGTTTTACATTCTCTAATATTGGTACGTCGAATACGTTTACGTTCGAGTTTTATTCAGGAACAAATGGGTACTATGATGAATCTTCATCCGTCACGACACCTCACCAAGTTATTGGGTTTTCGTCTGCCGACCAGGTGTCCGTGAGTAATGTTCTCACATCTGGTGCAATCAATCTTGTTGGTCCAAACTCTCTAGTACTCAAAATAACGGCAGGCTCGGATGAGTTTACCCAAAGTGTGTACACATCCACCCCATTTTATACAGGACACATACTTCTCGATGGTTCAGATTTCATAAACTTTAACGGCGCTGATGACGTCGTTACACATCATTTCCATTCTGGTTCCCATAAATACATCAAAGACATTCGAGTAGAGTTTTTCTACATGAGTCATGGTCGCCTGATTCCATACGACTTTATGAACCAAGAACATATCCTGAAGTTTGAAGTCGCGTGTTCCACTGATAAACTGAAGAATTTACCAAAAGTTCCCATCAAAGAAGTGTTTGAAGGAGAAGCACCTGTAAGCATTCCTGAAAAGAAGGAGAATCCTTATAGATGGAAGAAAGAGTATACGTATATCGTTGCGATAGTAGTCATTGGACTACTCCTGATGATGCTCATGAAGCGTAGACCCAAACCGATTAGCGAGTAATCGCGAAGACGGGCTGAGCGGGCTTCTTCACGCGACCGTTGATACGGGCAACGACCATGAAGACGATGATGGAGAGCAGGGTGGTCATGAGGGCAGTGACGGCGTACTGGGTACCGCCGTTCTTGGGAACCTTCACAATCTGGGTGACGGCCCAACGGACGAAGTCCATCCACGCCATGGCGGACGCGAAGGAGAAACCACCAACGATGGAGTTGAGGGTCTGGGTCTGGAGTTCCTGGGTGACGAGGTCAACGGTTTTCATGGCAGCAGCGGACATGGTGATTGGTATACTATACTCAAGGAAAAAAAATTATTCGAATGATAGTTTCTCCTTCTCAACATGTTTCTTAAATTTTTTGGTTTTGATTGTTTTTGTTTTAGAGAAAAGCTGCTCATCGTCTGATGAATCTTCACTAGAACTGGTATCCGAATCATATTTTCTAAATGAATCGTTTGTGAATGACCATGGTTCTGGATCAGAGCTACTCATTACTATTAATAGCATTTTTTAACATCTGTTCTATCGGACTCTGTGGCACCCAAGAGTCCCAACGTTCAGCAGCTTCGTTCATCTGGATGAAACGGGGGTCTTCCCCTGTGTACTGAACAAAGGGGGGGCAATCCTCTGAGGGTACATCCTCGATGTCCTCATCCTCGTCCTCATCATCGTCGTCTTCATAAATTTCGGGGAACATCGTACCAATCTGTTGCCCCACTGTGTACATCGCACAGTACTTCATCGCATATTCCATGTCTTCTGGGAGAATCACCTCTCTGCCACAAGCCTTGCAATATTCACCTGCGAGAAGTACAGCCTGTTCCATCACAGGAAGCATGATATCCGTCATACTTTTGATGTACTCCTCCGCCATTTGAGATTCACCGAAACCTGTTTGCATGTTCATCTTTAGTATTTAAGAGTAAAAAGAGTTTTTGCGGTTCCCTCACTTACGCGGAGAATGTTGTAATTCACTGCATAGACACGAATCTGTCTCGCATAGTCTGGACACGATGTCAAGTTCATCTTGAGTATCTGTTCCTTGATGAGACTGAAATTCACCTGTCCAGTTGGATACCACTCTTCGGGTTGAAGAGCGAAACTATACGAATAGAACCGCCTGATGAGTTGTGTCTTTGAGTGATGAATCGCCGCCTGCACCGCTTTGAGAAATGTGACATTCCCTGTCTCTTGGGTAATCACATCCTGACCATCCAGTGCAAGTGTGAGATAGTCAAGATTTTCATAGAGGGTATACTTTCCATCTTGAGTCGCTGAGGTATTGTCGTAGTCGAAGGGAGTCACAAAGTTTCCTTCAGAGACACCATCACCTGCTGTTCCCTGGCGTTGAATCACAAAGTACAATTCCTTGACTGGGTTGACAAAGTCCAACTTGAATGACCCTTCATTGACACCTGCCCCAACATCGAAAGTGTTTTGTTGCACCTGTGTGATGAGGTAGTCTCTATCCGTATTTTCAATCTTGATACGTTCGATGGCGTCGAGGTACACGAGTTCCGTACAAAGGTTGAAATCGATGATACCCGTTCGCTTGTCTAAATCACCTAATGTGATGGCGTCACCGTTTGTTTTAATCACAACATCCGCCTTCTCTCGAATTTTGAACTCAACTTCAATCTCCTGTTCTTTGATGGCGCACAGTGGGATGGCAAGTTCTGGATGATTGTAAAAGTAGAACGGGAGGTCTACAAAAAAGTTTTCATCTTCGGTGGTACCTAGGGTGTTTCGTGCGATGATTTCATTATCGGACACGCGTCGATGTGCTGTACGTTCGGGAAATTTACCGATGAGCTGTTCGAGAGCATACTGTTTGGTCTGTGTGACGAAGTGTTCCGAATAAATCTGAAGATAGTCGCTCGTAAGTCTCTGAATCACTTTACCACCGATGATGATATCAACATACTCAATGAGTGCATGTCCAACAGATTCGATGTAACATGCACTAGGTGTCACGAGTTCTGGGAGTTTGAGTTTTAGACTGAGTGTCTTCAACAAGTCGCCCTGATTCTGGGGAATTTTGAATCGCACCTTTTTACCAAAGTCGGCTGCATTTTCTGGATCCAAATCGATAAACTGTGTCGAGAAATTTGAATGTTTTTTGAAACTTTCTATGAAATGACTGTAATCTGGGTCGAGAGTGAAAAACTTCTCTTGAGGTCCAGACGTTGTCAGTTGAATCTGTCCAGCCATTACTATTATATTCACCTAAAATTTTAATCCTGCTAAACCACTCTCAATACGCAACACGTTATAATTGACAGCGTAGATTCGAGTGTTGTTGTCATCCACGGAATTGATTGGGTTGATTTCAATCGTGAAGAGCTTGTGTGAGATGCGACTCATATTTACTTGTCCAGTTGGGTGGGGCATCTCAGGTTTTAAGGAGAATGAGTACATTCCAAACTTGGCGATGTTGGCTGCTGATGGAGCGTTGACATGGTGTTTTAGAGCTTGTTCATACGCCAGGAAGAGGCCATTCCTGTTGAACACAACTTCATTATTGAAGCGAAGTTCTGCATTGACTATGGTGTTGTAATAATTTGGGTCGTTGTCTCGAACAGCTTCCTCAGATTGAGACACAAAGAAAAGTTCCTTCACTGGATGTTGAAAGTTTAGCATCACAGACTTTTTCGTTTCACCAGCTTTCATCTTAAACTGTGCCAACTGTACCTGTGTGATGATGTAGTCCATTGGTCTCGACATCAGGAAACCAGTTTCTTCGGGTGTGAGATACACAAATTCTGTATCGATGGAAAACTTCTGAATAGAGGCACTGATGTTACTCGGAGCACCGTAGTATATGAGTTCACTGAGTGGTCTCAACTTGACCCTAACTTCTACAAGTTGTTTCGTCAGGGCACAGGTGGGGATAGCCAGACTGGGATTCCTATAAAAATAGAATGGAAGGTCTAAAAAGTATGTGTATGTACCTGTGTACGACAGGAAGTTTCCATGACCATTCAGGAAATAGAGAGTCTGGTCGGTATCATCATTCGTATTGTACAGCTGCTGATGCATGTAGATGTACTCACCTGTAATCTTTTCGATGGGCTGACCACCGATGAAAAGTTCAGCGTGTTCAATCAGGTGTGACATAATCGAGGTTGACCATACATTTTCGGTTGGATTTGGGTCTGTGAGTGTCACTTTGAGTGTCATATTTCTGACGAGGTCACCCTTATCGTTTGGAATTTTACATGTCAGCGTGTTCCCAAAGTCTATGTCTCCGTTGAACTGACTCTCTACAAAGTCAAAGGCAAACTTTGAATGTCTCTTGAAGTTCATGAGAAAGTAAGAAAACTGTGGTTCACCAGTGAGCCATTGATCCTGGACTCCAGTGGCGGCGAGTCTCAGGCGACCAGCCATTCCTACTCTATATGAGTAAAATTTTGTTAAATAAAACGAGCCACTACAGTAGAATGAATCTTCAGCTGAAGAAATTCAACCCCGCTACGATTTCAGACGATAGAGTTTGTGTGTTCATCGGAAAACGTAACACAGGTAAGTCGACACTCGTGAAGGATATCATGTTTCACAAAAAGCACCTTCCAGCGGGTATCGTACTGTCGGGTACAGAGGAGGGAAATCATTTTTATTCCGATTTCATTCCAGACCTATTCATCTATGGTGACTACGACAGAGATGCAATAGAGAGAGTGATGGCGAGGCAGAGAAAGTTGGTGGGTGCGGGAAAGAATAATTGTGGAGCCTTCATGCTTTTAGATGACTGTATGTATGACTCAAAGTTCCTGAAGGATACATGTATTCGTCAGTGTTTCATGAATGGTCGTCACTGGAAGATTTTCTTCATGTTGACGATGCAGTACGTTATGGATTTGCCACCAGCACTTCGTGCAAACGTCGACTATGTGTTTATCCTCAGGGAAAACATTATCCAGAACAGAGAAAAGTTGTACAAATCTTTCTTTGGTATCTTCCCCTCTTTCGATATGTTCTGTAAGGTGATGGATGCCTGTACGGAAAACTATGAATGCCTCGTGTTGGACAATACGGTAAAGTCCAACAAGATTCAGGATTGTGTGTTTTGGTACAAGGCGACAATTAGGAAAAACTTCAGGGTTGGTGGACCCGACCTTTGGCGTCTTCACAAGAAGATGTATAACCCCAAACACTTGGAGCAGAAAGAGGATGACGCCAAGAAGGCGACAAAGAAAACAAACCTCAAGATTACAAAGACGCGTTGAGTATTGAATTCAAAAACATGTGACTATACTAAATGGCTTCAGACCAAGTGAACACCATGAATTTGGCGGATGATGGAGAGGGGATGGTTCCCCTCAATGATAACCCATCTGTGTCATTTACACCTGAAAAAAATGTGAGACAAAGTAAAGAGACGATGGACTCCACTCCCATTAACGATATCATGATGGAACCCCCCATGATGACCGACGAGCCTAAGATGCAGGGTATGATGCCCCAGATGACCGCTCCTCAACCCCAGGGTGCGTACCCTTCTCCCCAGCAGGCGCAGGAGCCCGCTAAGAAGAACCCCCTCAACCTCACCGATGACCAGCTCATTGCCCTCATCGCGGGTGTGTGTGCTGCGGCGGCTGTGAGCAAGCCTGTGCAAGACCGTCTGGCGACTTCTATCCCCAAGTTCCTTAACGAACAAGGGGGTAGGAGCATGGTTGGTCTCGCTGCCACTGGTGGCG